ACAAAAACTCTTCATGTTGATCAAAAAATCCTTTAGATAAGTCTACACCTAAATCAGTAACTTGCTTAAATTCATCTTCATTTTTATTATTTGATTTATTATCAGCTGTTTTAAAAGCATCTGGAGAGCTTTCAGGTTGATCAGGACGTCCTTGAATAGAACCTAAAATAAGAGGTTGCTGTTTAGCCTCACCATCTAAAAATAAACCAAATACCCAAGTACCTGGAAGTATTCCACCTTTAGATGTTCCAATTCCAGATGAACCAGATTCTGTTGTAGGAATTAGCATAAAAGCCCAAGGTAAATCATCTGGATTTAATACATCAAAATTATCAGAATGTATACCAAATATTCTTACTTTAACTCGACCTAATTTTAATGGGTCATTTCGTTCTTCACATATACCAGTGAAGAATATTGGTTGATGATCTAATATAGTATTATCAGGAGTTTGTGTTTGCATTATTAATCAGAACCTGGAATAGTTTGAATGGTATTATCCATAAATGAATCTTTAGTTAATTCAATGGCTGTTAAAAAATGGCCATTTGATTTAAATGAATGCATAACTCTTAAATTAAAATAAGTTCCGGCAAAATGAGGATCAGGCTTTAATTTTTCTGTAGAAGTTATTTCTGGAGAATTTAAAAATAGATCAGTAAACTTGCCACAATTAAAGGATATATTACCTGGGATATTAATTGTGATTTTATTATTATTTAACTCTTGTAATTTTAATATTCTAAAGTTTTTAGTATATTCTGGAGTAAAGTCTTGACCAGAAGTAAATGTTCCAGAATTTTTTACACTTGTTTTTATATATGTTTCAGGATACTTATGAGAAAAATATTCTGATTTTGCTGTTCCAGGTTTTTTAACATTGTCAGACAGTTTATCATCTTTTTGAAATATATTTAAAGCATTATTTTTATCTTTAGTTATTTTAATAATATCATCATACATTTTATCCCAGTCATATTTAATATGTTGAACTTTCTTTTTAGATAAATCATAAGTAACTAACGATGAAGCATAAACACCTTTTCTAATATTTTCTAAGAAATCAAAATCTTTATCTAAACTAACATCCATTGCAGAAAACATATCTGGATCGGGATGAAAATATTCTTTTGTATCTCCAGGAATTATTTGATTATTATTAATAATTATATATTTATTTTTAATAAGATGTTTTGGTACAGTTCCTGCTAACATTTCTTTTAATTCATCTAATGTTAAAGGATGTTTTATTCTATGTTGATATTCAATTAATAAACTTTCCCAACTTTCAAAGAAATATCTATATTCATTTTTAGTAATTGTTTCAAAAAAGAAATATGGATTACCTCTTCTAAAATTCATTGCACGACCAATTAAAAAATTAAAACATTCAAAAGGATGTAAATTAGGAAAATGAATATTAACAATATTTTCTGTTTGTCTAGAATATTCTTCATTATTACTTTTTGATAAAAATTTAATTTGTTTTTCTAATTCAACATTAGTTTCTATTTCAGCATCAAAAAATTCAGATACATTAGATTTTCTAATTTGACTTTTTCTTTTTAATTTTTTTATTTCTTTTTGAAAACATCTAAATATATCATTAGCAATCCATGAATAAGATTTATTAAAAAATGTAGAACATATTCTTATTTGCTGATTCCATAATACTTCTTTAGAACAAAATTTAATTTCCCATATTGTAGAACGATTATTAGCTATTTTTTTATTTTCAAGATTATATATAGCAAAATATAATTTAATAATTTCAAATGAATCATCATTAATTTCATTATCTTTAAAATTAGTTATTTCAACAGCTAATTCTTCACCACCTAAAATTGGACCATAACTTGGAAGATTGAATTTATCAGCAATAATTAAATTACCATATACACAAGGAGAAAATATTGACTCAACAAAATTTATTTCAATATAATGTAATCTTAAATCTAAATTTATTCCTGAATGAGTTAATATAGATAATTTAGTTATTTTATAACCAGCAAGTAAACCCTTATTTGCATCCATTAATTAAGATCCTTCAGAAAATATAGTTTTTAATTCATTTTCAATTTGAGAAAGATATCTACTCTTTATTACTTTAATAAATCTTTTTGAATAATTTACTTCTTTTTCATATCGTTCATATGTTATAGGAACGATATTTTTATATGTTAGATTAAATTTATTATTATTATAATAATGCTGATCTACTTCATCAACAGGTTTACCTTCTGTTGTAATTAATATATAAGTATCATATAAATGATTTCCATATTTACCTTTAATATATTTCATCATCTCTGCATCAGATTTGTAATTAATAAAGAAAGGATTTATTTCTCTATTAGCAATTAATATTAGCCAAGAGTAATTAGAATTTCCATACATTCTTTCAGCAATAGTTTCGAAGGTTTCCCCTTCAACTAATTCTAATATATCATAATATATATCATTTTTTATAAACTCATTAATAAAATCAAATCTTTTAAATATATTAGTTACATTTTGATCTTTTATTTTAATTGTAGGAAAGTTAGAAAAATAGAACATAATTATTAATATCCTTGATTAATATTAGCTTTTGTAACAAAGATTAATTCTGCAAATGATAAAGTTATTTTATAAGTTAAAGGAGACCCATTATCATAAGACATATAATTTTTAGATTGACTACCATAGTCTACTTTAACATCTGTACATACACAAGGATGAAGTTTATTTAGCCAAGGATTTTTTATTAATTTTTCATTTGCTGTTTCTGATTTTTGACGATCTAAATTAGTTTCATTAGCATCTGTTGTAGTATCTCTTTTAGGCATTAAATATTCAATAAAAAATACATTAGGATATGTTAATATATTAATTCCAGATATATCTACATCATTATCACTTTGAGTAACATTTCCATTTCCAGGTGTAGATGCCCATCTAAAACTTTGAATAATATTTGAAATAACAATATTTTCTTTTTCATTTCTAGGAATCAAATTAAAGTTATAATTAAATGCTCTAAAGCCTGGACCTTTATATATAGTTTCTTCATAAGGATGAACATTCATACCCATACCTACAGATGCAGAATTATTAAGTGTTTCATTAGCTAATCCTATGGTTAAAGCATTATTAACCATATAATTTATTCCTGAAGAACCATATGCTTTTATATTTGATAATATATTTTCTCCAGAAAAATCAAATTTCATATTAGAACTTAAAGGACCGCTTGTTAATATATCTTTTATATTACCACCAACTTTAGTTAATGTTCCATCAATATTATTATCAACACTCCAACCTGGTTTATTATTAGCACTTAAATTTCCAGGAAGTGCAAGATAAATATCTACTACTTTATTAGCTTTTGATTTTTTAGCTAAATCAGCTGTACCGTTTCCACTTAACTTATTATAACCCCCGCCAATGTATTCTTGAATTGAAAATTTTATTAAATTAGATGTTGTTTTATCTGTTCCTAAATCTAAAGGAAATTTTAATACATCAGTTTCTAAATAATTATTTGTTATTTGAGACTTAATTTTATTATTATCTTCTTTAAGAGTACCTTTTCTAGCATCATTAAGTGTTCTACCAATGTTTGTAAAAACATCTAAAATTTCGTTCGTTAATGGGAGTGTCATTTCCTTTATTACCTTTAAAATAATTATTATTCTGTTATTTATGTAACTTCTATAAATAGTTGATATGAATAAAAGATATCCCAAAGCAAAAAAATTTAGACCTAAATTCCCAAATAAATATCGAGGCAATGTATCAAACATCATAGCTCGGTCATCTTGGGAATATGCTTTTATGTGGTTTTTAGATCAAAGTCCTGTTATTACTCAATATGCTTCTGAAGAGATTGTTATACCTTATTTTTTTCCAATAGATAAAAAATGGCATAGATATTTTCCAGACTTTTTTGTTCAATTAAATACAGGGCATAAATTCATAATAGAGATTAAACCATTTATTCAGAGAATAGCTGCATCTAATAAAAGAAATTTACAAACAGATATTGTATATATTCAAAACCAATGTAAATGGGAAGCAGCTCAAAAAGTAGCTTTAGCAAATAATATGCAATTTATTGTATTAGATGAATATGATTTAAAAAAATTAGGAGTAAAGATTCTAATTAATAATTTAAAACCATCCAGAGAGAAGTTATTATTTGAGAAACAAAATCCATTAGGACAATCATTGGATAAATTTATTTCACCGTTATTAAATAAGATAAATTAAATGGAAAATTTTAAAGACATAACAAGAAAATTATTAAGCACGGATGATGGAAAAGCCCATCAAACTGATTCTGCATATATCATGTCGAATATTAAGCAATTTTCGACAGCTAAAGGAAATAGATTTTTTATTAGTTTCATTCCTCCTCCGGATTTACAAACATATATTTTTGAACATGATAAATTATTAACAAAGGATAGAATTTCAAAAATAAAATTTAATTGTGCTGCTATATCATCTCCAACAAGAAACTTTGCAACATCTGATAATAGTGGTTCTGGACATGATACTTTCATTGCTACAGATCAAAATTTAGCTCCGATTAGTATATCATTTAATTGCTTTGCTGATATGAAGGAAAAAGTATTTTTTGATTATTGGTTTGACTTTATATATAATGCTCGAAAAAGAGTTTTTAAATATGTAGAATCATACAGTTGCGATGATTTTAAAATAATTCAAATGGATGCTAAAAATATACCTAAATATGGCCTTATTTTGAGAAAGGTTTTTCCAACTAATATTCAATCCTATATGCTTGATCATTTTCCAGTTAATACAGCTCTTAGATTAGATATTTCATTAACATATTCATATCTTGAATCTTTTGATTATACAGATAATTCCATTTTAGCTAATACTTAAAGACTAACAAATGAATATTAAAAATAGTATAAACATTTATATTCCAGTTAATTCAATTGAAACTCAATTATTAATTACAAAATTATTTACTCCCGAAGAACAAGCTAAATCTAATTATTTTTCTGAATATCCAAAATTTAAAATAAATTTCTTTGATTACTTTTCTATTAACTATATTGGATTTAATACATTAAATGATCTTAAAGGAAAGATATTTAAATCAAATATTTTTAATGCTATAGGAATGATAGATAGTGCAGAAATAATTAATGATGAAGTTATTATTAAAATATCATATAATAATTCTAATAGAATTTTATTAAATGAAATTATATATGAATTAGATAATGGAATTATTAATGAAGGTCATTCAATAACTATATTAAAACGATATTCTATTAAACCCATTTCAAATTATTTTAAAAAATATAGTTTAAATAATTTTGAAAGAAATAAACGATCTGGAAATTTTCGATATAAAGTAATAAATAACCAATCAAGATTTCATCAAAAAGATATTCTTATTATAGAAGATAATAAGAAGACTAATAAAAAATCTTTCTATTTTTATCAAAAACCATAAAGTGAGAACATAAAATGCTTCCAAAGAACTCTACTCCAATATATAATATTAAATTACCTGTTTCTAAAAAACATTTAAAATATAGACCTTGGATTGCTATTGAAAATAAAAAGTTTCTTATTTCAGCATTATCTAAAAATAATGAAGAAATTCAAGATGCTTTAGTTTCAATTCTTAATGCTTGTATATTTGATGAATGTGATGTATTAGATTTACCAATGGTAGATTTTGAATTATTATTTACACAAGTTAAAGCAAAATCTAAAGATGAAATTATTAGTTTAAATTATAATGCCACCGAAGAAATTGATGGAGTTAATGGAATTATTCCTATTGAATTAAATTTAATGGAAGTAGATATTACACCAATTCCAGATACTAAAATTATGTTGATGGATCATTTAGGTGTGGTAATGAAAATTCCTACTTTAAGAGAATCTAGAGAAATTGATTCTAAAACAGATGACTTTGAAAAAATTGCTTTAATGGTTGACTCCGTATTTGATGAAACTCAGATATATGATTCTTCTGTATTTTCATATAATGAATTAGTTGATTGGTTGAAACATTTAACTGAAAAACAATTAGAAAAGATTATTGCATTTATTGAAAATATTCCAACCATTACTGTATCTATTGATGTATTAATTAATGATGGAAAAGGATTGGTTAAAAATAAAAATATTATTTTAAAAGGACTTTCTGATTTTTTCTTATAACCGAAAAGGAAGAAAACCTTTTCGGATATTATACTACAGATTTTTCATTACATCAATACGGTCATTTTTCTTTAACTGATCTTAATGAAATGTTTCCTTTTGAAAAAGAAATTTATATGTCATTATTAATAGATAAGATTAAAAAAGAAAATGATGCAATAAAAGCAGCACACCAGGGAAGATAAAATAGTGTTACCTAATCATTCAGAAATACCTAAAAATAATTCTCAACAAAATGTTAATCAAGATATAAATCAAGCATTTGATGATAATAAAGTTGAGGATAAAACAGATAAGAAAATTGAAAAATTAGCTGCAATTGTTAAAACTGATTCTGAAAAGAAAACAGATAATGTTAATGCAAATAAAATTTCTTCTCTGAATAGTAATAATAAAATTCCTATTCCAAAATCAGGTATTTCTGAAAGTTATGAAAAATTAGAAACACAAACTTTTCAAAATAAAGTTATTGGTTTACTTTCTAAAATTGTAGAAAATACTTCTAAATTATCCACAGGTGATGCTGCTAAAATTACTAATATTCCTAGTGAAAATAAACCCAAAGAAAAAGGTTTCTTTGATACTGCTCTAGATATAGGCAGAGAATTTATTGGGAATAGAGTTAAAAAAGTTAAACAAAAAGTTTTAAGATCTGTTACACCAAGAAGTATTCAAGATAGAATTGCTCGGTCTAATCTTGCATCTGCAGATAGAATGAGAGACCATTTAGGAATATCTAGACCAGATGCACATACTCCAGATATAGAAACTCCACAAAGACGCCCAGGATTAATTAGAAGATTATTTTCTAGAACTCCTCAAGTTGATAATGCTCCAATTGATAGAAATAATCCTGATCATACAGACCATAATAGAATTGATAGAAATAATCCTGATCATACAGACCATAATAGAATTGATAGAAATAATCCTGCACATCCCGATCATCCTAACCATCCAAATAATAGAAGACCTTCTCCAGCAAATTCAGAAAGACGTCCAAGTTTAGCTAGAAGAGGACTTAATGCTACTGGAAGAGGAATTAAAGTTGTTGGTAAAGGAGCTGCTGGATTAGCAATAGGAGCTATATCTATGCTTGCTCCTAATTTATTACCTGAACCTTTAATGGATACTATTGATCAAGTTTCTAATGCAGCTGATACTGTTGGTAATGTTGCTGATTTAGCTAGAAGTGCTAGAGGTGCAGGAGCAGTATCAGAAGTAGCAGGAACTGCTGCTAGAGGTGGTGGACTTCTTTCAAAAGGAGCATCATTTCTTGGAAAAGCAGCATTACCTGCAGCAGCTTTATATGCTCTTTATAAAGGTGGAATGGCTTCTATGGATGATGAATCCATTCAAAAAGCTACAGGTAAAAAAGATGTATCTGTTACAGATAGAATTTCAGCTGGAGCTGGTGGAGCTCTAGGAAGTGTTCTTGGTGTTGGTGATTCTTTATTAAGTATGGTTGGTATTAATACTAATATGGAAGAATCAGTAAAGCAAGGAACAACATCAGGACTTTCTAAAGCTGCTGATTGGTCAAAAGAAAAATTAACTAATGGTATGGAAGCAATAGGAAATTTCTTTACTGGTGATCCTGCTGCTAATATAACTAAACCTATTAAATTAGATGATAAAAGACAAGCAATTAAAGAACCAGAAGATAAAGGTTTCTTTGGTAAAATGATGGATTGGGGTTCTAATAAAATTGCTGAAATTTCTAAAGATCCAATTTCAGCAATTGCTTCTGCTTCTCCAATAGGAATGGTTGCTAAATTAATTCCTGATAATGTAAAAAATATGGGAAGTAATTTAATTACTAAAGGATTAGATGCGGGTAAAAATTTATTATCTAATACTTCTACATCAGGAGTATTATCTACTATTGCTTCTGCTTCTCCAATAGGAATGCTTGCTAATTTATTTGCATCTAAATCACAATCTAACGAAGAACCTGCAATAAATCAAATACCATTACCAGAATTAACTCCTCAACAACAAGTTAATGCTATGATTGATAAAGATTTTTCTAAATCAAAACAATTAGCTCAAAATTTATCTAATATATCTACAAATTTTTCTTCTGAAACAGCTACATCAATTCAAACTCCAGCTACTTTAACTCCAATTCCATCAAAATTAATTCCAGAATTATCTACAACAGTAGCTGTACCTAATAAAAATAATCAAACTGCACCAAATGTTTCTTCAGAACCTCCTTTAGTTCCTTATCCAATTCCTAATAATTCAATTCAATGGGGGGATAAGAATATATATCCTCTTACTAAAGATTATTCATCAGGAAAAAATAGTAATTGGGTTCCTTCAATAGTTCCAACAAGAGTTGATATAAACGGACAATCAAATAATTTTGCAACACCAGTAATACCTCCAACAGGAAATGTTACATATGGCCAATCTGTAGATCCAAATAAATTATCTTCAGTTCAACAAAATATCATTTCAAAAAGTCAAGTAGCCTTACATAAAGAGGTTGCAGAAAATACTCAACATAAAGGAAATTCTGTTATACCTGTTATTGTTCAAGCTCCTGCTCCTAATGTAACTGTTAATAGTCCTCCTCAAGCTGTTCCAATACAGCGACCATTTATTGATCCTTCTTCTATTGCTGAAACAATATCTGGAAATAAATTTGCTAATGCAGGATAGTCAAAAAAAAGCTCCTAAAAAGGAGCTTTTTTATAAGTTTTGGGCGGAGAAAACCGCTGGGTCTTTAGCCCAGCTGGACGAATCCGCCCGTCATCCTTGAGACTCGATATACTTTCGAATCGTCTCTTCAGAAGCATTTCCAATGCTTGACATGAAATATCCATCTGACCAAAAAGTGTGTTCTTTCCAGAAATGTTTTCTAAGAAACTTGGAGTTGTTGATCCATATTCTGTGAGTTGAAAGTGACTTGAGTCTGTTGACCAACGCAAGTGGAGATAACTTAGGTATCGAATTGATTAGCAAATGAACATGGTCTTGATCAACTTCCAATGTTTCGATTTTAAAATCAGACTCAGCAGCAATATCCATGAAAATCTCTTTGATCTCTTCTCCAAGTTTGGTTAGCAACTTCTTTCGATACTTACAAACAAAAATGGTGTGAAACAGGATCAAGAATTTTGAATGATTTAGTGTCCTATATTCCATAGGAACATGTCCTATTTAACCAATCTCCGTTCCTGAAATAAGTCTTGTCATTGGTTCTGGTTCCACCGTAAGCGGCTTCGTTGCACTTGAACCTTTCGGCGAACCCGAGATCAAGATAACTCCAGGTCTTGGGATGGTTTAAATGCTCTCCATTAAGTTTGACTCGGCATAGGTTTCGGTGACTGGAGAAGTTTTGATAGATTTGTTTCTGTCCGCCTTCAAGTTTCTTGTAATAGAACTTGGCGTCAAGGTATCTTTTTCTCAATCTGGTTAAGCATCTTCGGACCTTGACTACCTTTTCGATGAACAGGACCTTCTCGTATACCGTTCCGTTGAACTTGATCAATGGTTCCAGACCTTCTTCAAAGGCGTCAAAGACTTCACCTGTCTCTGGAGGGAACCAATACTTCGGGCAGGCTAAGACAAACGAGTCGAGGCAATGAGCATTAAAATGTTTCTGATCTTTCTCCTTCGACTTGAGGTCCTGACCGAACGAGTTGACTCTAACGGTCTTGGTGTCGAATCCACGAACGAGTTCCAACTTTAACCCAAGACCCTTGGCGAACTCATAAAGAGCAGTCTTACCGAGTTCTACGTGGCTAAATGACTTTCCGTTCTTTTTGGCATAGTGGTTGAATCGGACATCTTCAATGACGATTTTGCTGATCGGGAAAATCTTCAGGAGTTTCAAGATCAACCATTGCCTGAACTCCAGGTTAGCCCTGATGGTTGGAGCCAGACCTTTCTTGGTCCTATTGGAGAACCTTATAGGGCGGTGTCTCAAACGTGACCTTCTGACTCTTCGGTTACTGACTTGTCTTGCCTTGAATGCTTTGATCGAAGTCTTACCTTTCTTTTGTCTTTGGATCAACTCGATGTTCAGGTGGTGACACTCTTTGGAGACAACCGAAACTCCATCAAAAGTTGATCCGGGGTCAAGTCCTATGGTGATTTCTTGACATTCAGTTCCAGAAGGTTCAACCAATAACTGGAGATAATGGGCTTTCAACTTCCTGTCGTACCTGATCTTAGCCTTTCCTGCTGCCACGAACTTCTTGACTCTTGTCGCTTTCATCGGCATCAACGGACGCCCTTGGAACTTTACGGGTAATCTGTTCATCTATACCTCTTCAGGGAGATAATCCCTTGTGAATGTGTTTAGACTTCCCTCGACCTTGGCATCACCTTAGGCCTCCAGGACTGGGAATGTATCCTGGCGAGCTTAGGATTTCAAAGAATCCAATGGATACCGTCTGCTAACTTGGCCAATCCCTAAGCCAAGACTGAAGTGTTCCTAAGAACTTCAGGCGGTCTTATCCACGACTAAATGACCAGATAGCACTCCTGCTATCATAGGATCATGACCCACGAGACCTTTTGGATCTCGCAAGCCCCCAGGTCTTCAGCCTGGGGGTCGTTGACATCTAAATTATGTTAAAAAGGAATTTCATCTTCATCGTTATCATCTTTTAATTTATTTAAAAAGTCCTTATATTTTTCTGAAGAAGGAATTTCAGCAGTTGGTTGAGATGGAGCTTCTTGAATTGGAGAAGCAACAGCTGAAGAAGTTTGAGATGAATAATCTGAAATAGAATCTCTAAATTTCTTTTCTAAAATATCTGGTGCTAAATAAATCTTAGGATCTAGAAAATCCTTTAAAGTATATTCACATTCCCAAATCTTTTCTAATACACTATCATCAGTTGATAATGGTCCACAAGTATCAAATGAACTTGAATCATAATTGCGTTGTTTAGCAACATTCTTAATCTTTAATTTAAAATTAGCACCCTTCCAAAAATCAAAAGGATCAAATTTAATAGATGTATCATATTCATCTTCCTTTTTCAAACATGACTTAATCTTTTCAAAAATCTTTGTTCCATAAGTAAATAAAAATACTTTCCCTTCATTATCTGGATTTTTTGGATCAGATACAATATATACATTAGAAACGTATTTCGTTTGACGCTTACGAGTTCTAACAATAGCTTTATCTGATTCAACTCCAGTATTCCAAAGCTTAGAATTTGCACTACAAATTAAACAATCTTGTCCAATAGATGTAGGACAATTTTCAATAAACCATTTACCAGAACTTACATTTTTATAAGCATGCATATAATACTTAACCCAAGCAGAATCATCTTCTTTAGATGGAGGTAAAAACCTGATGATTGCAAACCCATTACCATTAGTGTCAACAGTAGGTTTCCATTGACGTTCATCAATATAAGATTTATTTTCTGCTTCAATTTTTTTTGTTAAATTTTCAATATTTTGTGAAGTTTTTAACGATGAGAATGATGTAGCCATTTTTTTATATTTCCTATTAGTGCATGTTCATTAAGAACTATTAAGTGGTATTTTTTTTAAACAACATCCTTATTTATATACATTATAACATACTTATTCAAAATGTCAAGTATTAAATTTTTTGACATTTAATATAATCAATTCTATCTTTATTTGTTGGCATAAACGTATTTAAAAATTCTGATTTAGTCATTTCATAAGTATAAAATACTCTTGGAGCATCTTTATATGAAACTTGAAATTCAATCATCATATTATTTTCAAAATCTGTAGACATTAGTGTATTCTCCAAATCAATAAATTCAATTTTTTCTGTTTCGGTAATAAAATATTTTTTATTATAATTTACATTAGATTCCATTAAATTATCCTCTAAATAATTCTTTAAATTTTCATCAGAATAACTACAATATCCAGAATAACTACAACATCCAGAATACCATTTTCCATAGCAGTTTTGCTTCATTAAAATTTACCTGTAGTTCCAAATCCCTTAGAATCTCTTTCTGTGAATGTAGAAAATTCCCTTACAATTTTAGCAGTGCATTTAGGTCTAATTTTAGGAATAAATTTAGCTTGAGCAATTCGTTCCCCTGGATTAATGGTATATGGATTTTCATAATGATTATTAATAATTAAACAGCTAAT